GATTGGTTAGAAGCTATTAATGTAGAAATAACATCAAATGACTTTAGACCATTATTTCAACAGTCTTTAGAATCACTAGATGTATATAGAAAAGCCAATAACAATGTTACTGGTCAACCAATTTATTATGCGATTGTAGATAATTCATTAGAGTTAGCACCTACCCCTGATGCAAGTTATACGCTACAATTAACATACTATGGCACTATAGATGCTTTAAGCAGTTCTAATACAACGAACTTTATATCCACAGGATATCCAGATGCTTATCTATATGGTGCTTTAAAACACGCTTCTATCTATCTAATGGAAGATGAAAGAGTGCCGTTATTTACAGCACAATTTGAAAAAGCATTAGAAGAGATGAGAATGGAACAAGAGAAGGCAGAATTTGGCAAAGGATCTCTAATGCAAAGAAGAAGAACTTATGGCAAGTCTGGTAAAAACATTTATTATTGGAATAATAATTAGGAGACAATATGGCTGGATTTAGTGATTACTTAGAAGATAAAGTATTAGACCATGTATTTGGTGGCAATGCTTATACAGCACCAGGAACATTATATGTTGCTTTATATACTGTAGCACCTACAGATACAGGTGGTGGTACTGAAGTATCAGGCGGAGCTTACGCAAGACAATCAGCTGCATTTACAGTATCTGGTACAGAACCCACCACAGCAACCAATACAGCTGCGGTTGAATATCCAACAGCTACAGCAGACTATGGAACTGTGGTTGCAGTAGGTATATTTGATGCTTCATCAAGCGGTAATCTAATGGCTTATGCAAACTTGACAGCTTCTAAAACTGTAAGTTCAGGCGATGTATTTAGATTTGACGCTGGCGATTTAGATATAACATTAGCTTAATACCATGGCCTCAGTAGGCTATGGCTTATACACATACGGAAAGTCCAATTACGGAACTCCTGTATATCATTTTGGCGCATCCACAATAGCACAAACATCATCTGCAACAGCGGATGGTAGATTTGTTATTACTGGTGCATCAACCATATCAGCAGTTTCTTCTGCAACAGCAACAGGTAGACAAATAGATCGCGGACAAGCGGTTATTAGTGCAGTATCTAGCGTTACAGCATCTGGTACTCAAATTGATAGAGGTGTTGCAACCATAGCAGAAACATCTGGATTTACAGCTGTTGGTATACAAATAGACCTAGGATCTGCAACTATATCTGCAAGTTCTGGTATGACAGCCACAGGTCATCAAATAGACCGTGGTGTGGTTATAGGTCCAGCAGTATCAGGTATGACAGCTACAGGTAGATTTACTGTAGTTGGTGAAGGAACATTTGCAGAAACTAGCGGATTTGATGCACTAGGTGGCATTGTATTAACAGGTGCATCTGTAATTGCACAAACAAGTGGATTTAATGCAGTTGGTGGTCTAAAATGGGAAGATATAATTGTTCCTGGTGAGACTTGGACCGATCAGATAGTGGCAGATGAAACATGGACCGACCAAGCAAACCCAGATACATCATGGACAACATTAGGCGAACAAGACGCAGCTTAAAGGATAAAATTTTATGGCAGATACATTTACAACGAATTTAAACTTAACCAAACCAGAAGTAGGAGCATCCACAGATACCTGGGGTACAAAGATAAACAATGATCTTGATACAGTAGACGGTTTATTTAGTTCTACTGGTACTTCAGTAGCTATGAACTTAGACGGAGCAGTTATAGATAGCTCTGTCATTGGTGGTACTACAGCAGCAGCTGGATCATTCACAACTTTATCAGCAAGCACATCTATAACAGGTACACTAGCAACAGCAGCACAACCTAATATTACAAGTGTTGGAACTCTTACAGCTCTTACAGGTGGTACTGGAGACTTAAACTGGGATAGCGGAACTTTATTTGTAGACTCTTCTGCAAATGCTGTTGGAATTGGAACTGGTAGTCCAACAGCACCATTAACTGTAAATAATAGTACAGACCATTCCGATATTGCTATATTTCATGCAGGTGGTGGTACTCCTGACAGGGGATTAAAGATAAGCACATTCTCTAATACTAATTCAAATGCTGGTGTTGAACTTGATGCTCAATATTCAACAGGTGCTTTTAAATTTAGTACAGGCGGTACTGAAAGAATGCGTATAGATTCTTCAGGCAACTTGCTTGTGGGTAAGACTTCCCCCAGCTTTGACACTGTTGGTGCTGAAATGAGAGCTGATGGTAGGGTTATTGCAGTAAGAAATGGTGACCCAATGTATGTCACAAGAAACGGAAGTGATGGTAATTTAATTAACTTCAGAAAAGATGGCGCAGCAGTTGGAAGTATTGGTATTGAGTCAAGTGGCTTTTACATTGATGGAGAATCAGGACACTCAGGATTGTCTTTTGGTGGTAATAGTGTAGTTGCAAGAGATAATGGTACTAGAGTAGATAATACTGTTGATTTAGGCTCTACTGTACATAGATTCAAAGACCTCCACCTTTCAGGCACAGCTTATATTAATACTGCTGTTGGAATTGGAACGACCAGTCCTAGTGAAAAATTAGAAGTATCTAATACAAGTGGTGGTGCTTCTATATTAATCAAAACAAGTACTACAGATGGTGGTAATTTACTATTTGGTGATACTGATTCTAATGGTGTTGGTAGAGTAAGATATGACCATTCTGCTAATGCTATGCAATTTTATGCTAATGCAGCAGAAAGAATGCGTATTGATTCTTCAGGCAATGTTGGAATTGGAACGACTAGTCCTTCTGATAGTTACAACTATGGTAAAACATTAGATATACATGGCTCAGCTGGTGCTGTTACATACTTAAGAGATTCTGATGCTACAAGTAATTTTGGTTTTGTAGCCTATGATGGAGGTACTACAAATAGATGCGTTATTGGTGGGGGTGGTACTGCTTATTTAAGATTTATTTCGAGTGGTGCAGAATGTGGAAGATTTGATACTTCAGGCAGGTTACTCGTAGGACTTACTGGTGCATCAGGTTTTGGAACGCTTGAAACAACTTCGTTTGCTTCTGATGGCTCATGTTATTTGGCTAGAGCTAGTGGCAACGTGTTGGTGGGTACTACAAGTGTTCCTACAGGCGGTGCATCTACTGGGTTTTCTATAAGTGACAATGGTGGTAAGCAGATGGTTACTCATGGTGTATCAGGAACAGGCAATACTTATGTAAATATTTATAAAAATGCTAATGGAACTGTAGGTGGTATTCGTGTTAGTGGTTCATCAACAGCATACGATACTTCATCAGACTACAGATTAAAAGAAAATGTAGTTGAAATGACAAGTGCATTAGATAGAGTAAATCAATTACAACCAAAAAGATTTAATTTTATAGCTGATGCAGATACAACAGTTGATGGTTTCTTAGCTCACGAAGTACAAGACATAGTTCCTGAAGCTATTTCAGGTGAAAAAGATGCAGTTGATGATGAAGGCAATCCTGAATATCAAGGCATTGACCAATCTAAACTTGTACCTCTTTTAACTAAGGCTATACAAGAACAACAAGCACAGATTGAAGCCTTACAATCTGAAATTAACTTACTTAAAGGAGAATAAAAATGGCAAATACATATACATGGGATTGTAAAACAGTTGACACATATCCAAATCACGACAGTCATTCAGACGTTGTTTACAACGTACATTGGCGATTAAACGCAGTAAGCGATCAACAAGACGCTGAAGGTAATAACTATTCAGCTTCTGTTTATGGTACTTACGCCGTTAATGCAGATGATATATCTAACTTTATACCTTTTGCAGATCTTACCAATGACACAGTTACTGGTTGGGTTACAGCAGGCATGGGTAACGATGAAGTAGCTAGTCTAAAGTCTAGCTTAGATGATCAAATCGCATTACTGATTACACCAACATCTGTTACTAAAACTATAGGTTAAACAATGGCACTATTGCCTGTAACTCCGCCAGCTGGCATAGTCAAAAACGGTACTGACTATGCTAACAAAGGTCGTTGGGTTGACGGCAATCTTGTGCGTTTTGAAAACGGCTATCTTAAACCGATTGGTGGTTGGTCTAAACTAAAAACTACAGCACTTGATGGTGAGCCTATAGGTATGTATGCCTATAAGGACAATCTAGGTGCATCTGTTTTAGCTGTTGGTACAAGACAAAAGGTTTATGTTTTATACGACAACACATGGACTGATATAACACCATCTGGTTTTGTAAACGATGCCTCTAATGATCCTCTTGGTTATGGTGCATACCACTATAACGTAGAAGATTATGGCGATGCTAGAAGTCAATCTGGACTACCTCTTGATACAGGTCATTTCTCCTTTGATAACTGGGGTGAGGATTTAGTCTTTTGT